CAGTGGGGAAGCAATCTCAGTAAATTTGCTGGCATTCAATTACCAGGTGGTGTGACTCTTGATGGTCCAAGGATTATGGAAGAAGCATATAATGAAATTGAAAAAATAGAAAACGAAATCTACAACTTCAATTCACTGCCATCTGAAATCTTCACGGGGTAAACCGTGGCAACCAATTTCTACTTCAATAATTATCCTGCAAATCAGATAACCTCTGAGCAATTGCTCGTTGAGGATTTGGTTATTGAAGCTCTCAAAATCTACGGCATGGATGTTTACTACATGCCTCGCACAACACGTGACCAAATAGACTATCTCTATGGTGAGGATGCGACCAAAGAATATCGTGCTGCATATCCCATCGAAATGTATCTCGAAAATGTTACTGGCATGGAGGGTGAAGGTGACTTCATGTCTAAGTTTGGTTTGGAAATCCGAGACGAAGTAACACTGTTAGTCTCACGTGCTCGATTTAGATACACCAACATGGGATATGAAAGACCACGTGAAGGTGACTTAGTTTATATGCCTTTACTACAAAACTTTTTCGAGATTACATTTGTTGAACACGAAAATGACCAAGCGATGTTCTATACATTGGGTCGTGGTCGTGGTGGTAATGTCTATGTGTATGCTCTCAAACTAAAAAAGTTTGTGTTCTCAAACGAATACGTCAACACTGGCATCAAAGAAATTGATGACGAGATTCGTGGCAACTATCCACGTGTTCGTATTTCGTTACAATCTGGTTCGGGCAGCTTTACTCAAGATGAGGTTCTATATCAAGGCGCAAATGTTGAATACTCAACCGCTTCGGCATATGTAAGTGAAATGTATGCAAATGCTTCGGTAGACATATACTTCGTTCAAGGTCAATTTGTTTCTGGTAATGTCAAAGGTGCTACAAGTAATGCTCAATGGATTATCAATGTATATGATTCTCCATCAATGAATACAGTGTTTGAAGATATTGTCGATAACGATAGACTAGAATCAGCTTCCGATTCTATCATTGACTTTACGGAACAAAATCCGTTTGGAGAAGTATAATGTTAGGTAATGCTCCTTTTTATAATAGAACCATACGAAGAATTGTTGTTGCGTTTGGCACTATGTTTAATGACATTCAATGTGTCCGTCATACACAATCGGGTATTGAACTTGAACGATGGAAAGTTCCTTTGTCCTATGGTGCAAAAGAAAAGTATTTAACCAGAATTACCTCTGACCCCACATTAACAAAATCTATTGCTACGATTGTTCCACGCATATCTTTCAATATGGAAAGTATGTCGTATGACCCAACACGTAAACATGTAACTACTCTACAAAACTTTTCTGGTTCAACATCTACTAAAGTAAATACACAGTATGTTCCTGTTCCCTATAACTTTGAGTTTTCGTTGTCCATTTATGTTCGTAATACCGAAGATGGAACACAGATACTAGAACAGATACTACCTTTCTTTACACCCGATTTTACCGTCACTGTCAACTTCATTCCAGATATGGATCAGAAGTATGATGTTCCCATTATACTAAACTCGGTTAGTTCTACTGTGGATTATGAGGGTGACATGATGACCACTCGTTTGATACTGTGGGATTTAGATTTTACCGTCAAAGGATACATCTGGCCACCAATTAAATCAGGTAAGATTATTCGTTCGGCAAACACCAACTTGTATATTGACAATAACAATAAGCAAATACAAAAAGTCAAAGTTGACTATGCGAACGGCCATGGTGTGTTTGCACAAGGTGAAACCATTCGTGATAAAGCAAATGGTATATTTGGAACAGTGGATTACTTTAGTAATACCTCGACAGGAATTTTAGTTGCTACTGGATTGAATAAAACTATTTCTATTGGTAATAGATTAACAGGTGATTACAGTAATGCTGTATTTAATGTGGCATCCCTATCATCGAATGCAATTGAAGTAACTAATATTATGACCAGACCTAATCCGATTGATGCGATGCCAGATGATGAATTTGGTTTCTCCGATACGATTATAACTTACCCCAATACATTATGAAAAAACTAAATGAAAATCTATCCGATTTATTTGATGTAGAACCCATTCAGACTGTTGAACATAAACCAATAGTTCCAGTGGTGATAGACCACGATGATCCTGTTGTGTCGGATGCACAATTTGCGAGAGAAAATATACGAGAACTGATTAGCAAAGGTAACTCTGCCATCGACCAACTACTTCTTGTTGCGAGAGATACAGAACATCCACGTGCCTATGAAGTTGCTGCTGGATTGATAAAGAATTTGGGTGACCTAAATAAAGACTTGTTAGAGATACAAAAACGCAAAAGAGATTTAGCACCCAAAGAATCTACACAGTCAAATGGACTAAGTATTGATAAGGCAGTCTTTGTTGGTTCAACAGCAGAGTTAATAAAACTAGTTAGGAACAAATAATGGAAACACTAATTGAACAACTCAAAGTTATTTTAGGAACAAACTTTGCTTTGTATCTAAAGTCGCATGGTTACCATTGGAACATTGAGGGTTCTAACTTTCCACAATACCACGATTTTTTAAATGGTTTCTATAATGAGGTATTTCTTCAGACAGATTCTATTGCTGAACACATTCGTGCGTTGAATTCGTATGCTCCTGGTTCTCTTACTCGTATGCTTGAACTTGCCGATATTCAAGAAGCAACATCAATTCTTGATGCAATGGAAATGATGCGTGACTTAGCATCAGATAATGACCGTTTTATTATACATCTACGTGCTGGCATTGTTGCGGCCGAAGGTGCGAACGAACCTGCTGTTGGTAATTTTTTACAAGACATATTAGACGCACACCAGAAAAAAGGATGGATGTTGAGAAGCATCGTTAAATAAATTATGGATGACGGATACCTTGGTAATGCCCGCCTGAAACGAACAGGCACTGAACTATCCTACACAGAAGAACAAGTAATAGAAATCGCAAAGTGTGCAGAAGACCCTGTATACTTTATCAAAACATATGTAAAAATTGTCAACGTAGACCGTGGTCTTATCCCATTTGATATGTGGGATTTTCAAGAAGACATGGTTCGCACATTCCACAGCAATCGTTTTACTATCGCAAAGATGCCTCGACAGGTGGGTAAGACAACTACCACTGTCGGATATATGTTATGGGCAGCAATCTTCAACGAAGAATATACTGTTGGTATTCTTGCCAACAAAGGTCAGTTGGCACGTGACATTCTAGGTCGTATTCAAAAAGCATATGAATACTTGCCACATTGGCTTCAACAAGGCATCATGACATGGAACAAAGGTTCGTTAGAGTTAGAGAACGGTTCTAAGATATTTGCGTATGCTACATCAGCAGCAGGTGTTCGTGGTGGTACATATAACTTAATCTTCCTTGATGAGTTTGCTTTCGTTCCACACAACATGGCAGTTGAGTTCTTTACATCAACCTACCCTGTTATCTCTTCTGGTCAAACATCTAAAGTTATTATCGTTTCAACTCCTAATGGATTGAATCTATTCTACAAGATGTGGACAGATGCGATTGAAAATCGTTCTACATACAAGACACTTGAAGTTCACTGGTCACAAGTTCCAGGCAGAGACGTTCAGTGGAAAGAAGAAACAATACGAAACACATCGGAAGAACAGTTTCGACAAGAGTTTGAAACAGAGTTTATCGGTTCGAATGCTACATTGATATCGGGAAGTAAACTAAGATCGTTGGCATTCCACAATCCAATATATACAGAAGAAGGATTAGATATATACGAACAACCCATACCCAACCATCTATACATTGCAAGTGTAGATTGTTCGGAAGGTGTGCTGCTAGATTACTCTGCGATAAATATAATTGATGTGACACAAGCACCCTACCGTCAGGTAGCCAAGTTTCGCAGCAACAAGATACCCTTACTATTCCTTCCAACAATAATCTATTCATTGGCCAAGAAGTATAATGAAGCGTTTGCTCTGATTGAAACCAACAACATTGGTCAGCAAGTAGTGGATATTCTACATTATGATCTGGAGTATGAGAACATATACAAGACCGAACAGCATCACATCAAAGGTCAAAGCATATCTTCGGGATTCAAACGGTCAACATCGTTTGGTGTCAAGACAACAAAATCAGTCAAGAAGATTGGTTGTGCCAACTTGAAGACACTGATTGAAAACGATAAACTTATTATTAGTGATTTTGATACGATTGCCGAACTGAATACCTTTGTTCGTGTTCGTGATAGTTACTCTGCCGAAGAGGGCAGCAACGATGACTTGGCTATGGGATTAGTATTATTTGCATGGTTGACAGCACAGTCATTCTTTAAAGATTCAACCAACATAGACATACGTCAGTTTATGTTGGCAGAACAAAATTTGTTGGGTGAAGAAGAATTAGCTCCTGTTGGTATATTTGATGATGGTCGTAAAGAGGAAGTGACCGTAGATTCAGGTGATGTTTGGTCTGAACGTGGTTATCTTTCGGAAAGATTGTAAAAAACTAAATACATCATAAATAACAATACCCCTTAACTAAAGGAGAAATCCAATGGCATTTCAATTATCACCAGGAATTAACACATCGGAAATTGATTTCACGACTGTGGTACCTTCTGCTATTTTAACCGCAGGTGGTTTTGCAGGAAACTTTAATTGGGGACCAGCAAATGAAGTAACTACTATTACAGACGAAACTCGTCTCGTTGCTCGTTTTTCAAAACCAGATAGTACAAATTTTGAATATTGGTTCTCAGCAGCAAACTTCCTAGCATACTCAGGCAACCTACTAGTTGTTCGTGCAGCAAACACAACATCGACTTTCAACGCTACTGCAAACGGCACTGGCATTCTGATTGAAAATGAAACAGATTATACAAACAACCACGAAACAGCAACGAATACTGCATACGGTCCGTTTGCGGCACGTTATGCGGGAGCACTAGGAAACACACTGCGTGTTTCTATTTGCTCATCGTCACAAGCATTCTCTTCAAATTTAACCTCAACCGATTCAATGAGAGCAAACTCGTTGAACTATCTGGTTGATAGTACCACAGTTATTAATGTCAACGGAACAGCAGATGCACGTGCTAATCTAGTAGCAGGTGATTTGATTTCTATCGACAATGGTTCATCGTTTATTCGTGTAGCATCTGTCAATGCTACTGCTATTACTATTGCCACTGCACTGACTGCTAATCTTACATTAGGAACAGCAATCACACGCAAATGGCAATATGCTGATCAATTTGGTGTAGCACCAGGAACTTCAACGTATGCTTCTTCTAAAGGTGGAAGCAATGATGAGTTACATGTTATCGTTCTTGATGAAGATGGTAAATCTTCTGGAACAGCAAATACAGTTCTTGAAAAATATGCTTTCTTGTCAAAAGCAACTGATGCTATTTCGAGTGAAGGCAATTCAAACTACTATAAAAATGTTATCAATCAACTGTCGCAATGGGTATGGTGGATGGGTCATCAACCAGGTGCAACCAATTGGGGAACTTCTGCTGTTAGCACAACCTTTGATGCTATTCGATCACCATTCTCCGCATCAATGAGTTCGGGAGCAGATGGAACAATCGGAACATCAGAAATTGTTACTGCGTATGGTAAGTTTTCAAATGCCGATGAAGTTGATATTTCTTTATTAATTTCTGGTCCAGGTAATTTGACAACAGCAGTTGCACTCATCTCTTTAGCAGAATCTCGCAAAGATTGTATGGTATTCCTGTCACCCCCTAAATCAGCAGTTGTAAATAATGCAGGTAATGAAGCAACAGGTATCGTTTCGTATCGTGACACTTTGTCTTCATCCTCATATGCTACAATGGATTCGGGTTACAAGTATCAATATGATAAGTTTAATGATGTATATCGTTATGTTCCATTGAACGGTGACATTGCTGGTCTATGCGCTCGTACTGATAATGATCGTGATCCGTGGTACTCACCAGGTGGTCTGTCACGTGGACAAATTAAAAACCTAATTAAGCTTGCATATAACCCATCCAAAGCAGAACGTGATACTCTGTATGTTAAAGGTATCAATCCTGTGGTAACATTTCCAGGAGAAGGAACAGTTTTGTTTGGTGATAAAACTCTATTGAACAAACCTTCGGTATTTGATCGTATTAATGTTCGTAGATTGTTTATTGTGCTAGAAAAATCTATCGCACGTGCAGCACGTTCTTCTCTCTTTGAGTTTAATGATTCGTTTACAAGAGCACAGTTCGTTGGTATTGTTGAACCATTCCTAAGAACAGTTCAAGGACGCCGTGGCATTACTGACTTCCGTGTGGTATGTAATGAAACAAATAACACTCCTGATATCATTGATAACAATCAATTTGTCGGTGACATTTATATTAAACCCGCTCGTACAATCAATTTTATCCAACTCAACTTTGTTGCTGTTCGAACAGGTGTTGCGTTTGAAGAGATTGTTGGACAAGTCTAATAAATAAAAAAAAATACAAGGAGATATAAAAATGGCGTTTAAGATAAATGAATTCAGAAATAATATGGCGGGTGACGGTGCTCGTCCCAATCTATTTGAAGTTCGATTGATTGTACCAGTTGCCAACCTTACTGTTGAAGAATTTACTTTTAAGTGTAAATCAGCACAAATTCCAGGAGAAACAATTGGAGTTGTGACTGTTCCTTATTTTGGTCGTGAAGTAAAATTTGCGGGTAATAGAACATTTGCTGATTGGACAGTAACCGTTATTAATGATGAAGATTTTAGAGTTCGTAAAGGTTTTGAAAGATGGATGGAACGAATGAATGGTCATGTGGACAATGTTCGCCAAGCCGCATATGTAGCTCCACAATCATATGTTGGTCAAGCCACAGTTTTGCAATACAAAAAAGATGGCACATCACCTTTTAACCTACAGTATAATTTTAAAGATATTTTCTGCACTGATATATCAGCAATTGATTTAGATTGGGGTTCAAATGATGCTATTGAAGAGTTTACTGTAAACTTCAGTTATTCATATTGGACTTCAACAGAAAATAAAGGTAATGACCAAGCAACTGCTACTATAAATGCACCTGCACAAAGGGTTTTACCCATTACGATACGATAAATGCACCTACTTAATACTTGAGCACAAAAGAACAATCACGTTTTTTTTCTATAGAATGAGAAATTAATGGCCATTAAACTTTTTGGATTTACTCTAGGTAGCAAGGATGTTGTTCAGGTTGAGAAGCCTGAACAACCTTCTTTTACGCTTCCTACTGCTGCACTGGATGACGGTGCGGTAACTATTACTCAGAATGCTCACTACGGAACCTACGTTGATTTAGAAGGTTCGGTACGTAATGAGATAGAGTTGATTACTCGATATCGTGAAATGTCCAACCATCCTGAATTGGATATGGCCATTGGTGAGGTTGTAAATGAAGCAATCACACACGATAAGTCTGGTAAGGTTCTCAAGATTGTTCTGGATGATTTAAAACAACCAGCATCAATCAAGAAGAAAATAGAAGAAGAGTTTGATGCTATTTTAAAAATGCTAAACTTTTCTAATCTTGCCGATGATTTGTTTAGACGTTGGTATATTGATGGTCGTTTATTCTATCAAGTAATTGTAAATGAAAAAACTCCTAATCAGGGTATTCAGGAACTACGATACATTGATCCACGAAAGATTCGTAAAGTTCGTGAGATTAAAAAAGACCGTGACCCAAAAACTGGCGCAACGATTATCAAATCGATTGCCGAATACTACGTGTTTAATGACCGTGGAACAGCACAACAAACATTTACTGCACAAGTAAATCAAGGATTACGCATCTCTCCAGACTCAATTATTAATGTGAACTCTGGAATGATGGATGCAAAGAACACTTTCGTTATTTCATATCTACACAAGGCAATCAAACCACTCAATCAACTACGAATGATTGAAGATGCGATTGTTATCTACCGTATTAGTCGTGCTCCTGAACGCCGTATATTCTACATTGACGTTGGTAACTTGCCTAAAGGTAAAGCAGAACAGTATCTGCGTGATGTTATGGTCAAGTATCGTAACAAGATGGTGTATGATGCCAACACAGGTGAGTTACGTGATGAGCGTAAGCACATGTCGATGCTTGAAGATTTCTGGTTGCCACGCCGTGAAGGTGGTAAAGGCACAGAGATTACT